TGCCTTGCACCATTCACCATCGCCGCGGTTTCGCCTAGCGGAGATGGCGATATTCCTCCGGATCGCATCGCCTCCATAGCCTGCGATGTTTTCTGAATATCCCTTGCGATCTGCGCCCGGTCGGCGATGTCGGTTGCCTTCTCAAGCCTCTTCTTCAGTGACTCAAGACGAGAAGCGAGCCTGACGTAGTCTTCCGAGACGCCGAATACAGCCGATTCAGCGCTCTCTCTCGCCTCTCGCCTGCGGTCATCTACAAAGCCCTGCGACCTGCCAGCCGGGCCGCCTCGTCCTGCTTCTCGAAGAGACTTCGCCAACTCCTTGTAGGCATCCGCAGTGCGCTCGGCGATGTTTCGGGACTTTTCGAGTTCGTCGTTGAGAGCCTTGGTGCGGCTCTCCATGTCCTCGAACTGGAACATCGCCTTTAGGAACGGAATGGCGAGCGTCGTCACCATCGTCGCGCCGACGGCCAGCCACAGCCCCTTCGTGCTGCCGAGAATAAAAGCCATCTGCGTCAGGTTGTTGCTGATGGCGCGGATGCGATGCTCGATGCCTCCGGTGGACGACATGAAGTCGTCTACGGCGAAGGCGGCCTGTTGCAGCGCGAGGTTGGCCTTGTCGGCACCCATGCGGCTGACGTCGCCCCTTCCGGAAGACTGAGCCATTTCCAAGAACGCTTTTCGCTGCTTGTCTGTCTGAAAGGCCACCTGCGCGATACTCTGAAGCAGCGAATTCATCCTGCTCTTCGTGGCGTCGGTCCCGAGGGTGCCTGCCTCCCCTGCGTCGCGGAGCGCTCGCTGGTAGTTATCCAGCGCCGCCGCGACCGGGCCGCCTGCCGTTGTGCCGATAGCCATGAGCGACTGCCTGACCGCATTGAGTTGCATCAGGTAGCGGTCGGCCGCGGAGTCGTCCATGAAGGACGCAAACGTCCCCGAAAACTTCGCGGCGTTCTGCGCTCGCTTCAGGGCCGCCTCAAGGTCTTGGGCCTCCTGCGCTGCCTTGGCGATGGCCGCAGCCGTCGGCGCTGCGCCGAGTGCCATGAAGGACTTTCTCGCTGACTCAAGGGCCGGAATCAACTTCGACTGAAGAGGTCCCGGCAACTGAGCGATCGACGACTGAAGCGACTTGATCGTTGACTGAAGATCACTGACCTTCGCCTTTGACGAGCCGAGTGATGGGCCGAAAACGTCCTCGGCCGTCGGCGCCGCCCCAGCATCGGCTCTCCCCCTGATGCCCTGAATCCTGTACCGCTCGGAGGCGATCCTTCTAGCGACGTCCGCGTCGCTCATGCCGGCGAGCAATGGGTTCGACGGGTCTGCTAAGTCCGCTATTCCCGTCGAAACTTTTTGCAGTTCATTGCCGAGGAAGGCTTTTTCGGTCGCGTCCTTAACCTTGTCGATCGCCGCCTTGGCCTCCTCCGCGTCTACGCGGAGTTGCTCCATCGGCGTCCTCTGCGGCGTGATTGCGCCCGCTACACCCTTGAGCGACTCGCGGAGGGCGTCGACCTTGGCCTTTGCTTTCTCAGTGTCTATGTTGACTTGTAGGGCGTCGTTCGTTGCCGTGTCGAGTCTCTGGAGCGCGGCGAGGATGTTCTTCAGATTGGCTTCGCCACCCCTGAATGCTCCGATGAACGCGGTCACATCCGGGTCGAGTGCCTGCCGCTGGGCGGCGTCGAGTTTGTCGAACTGGCCGATGATACGGTTGAACTCGGAGAACGCCTGCGTCGTCGTCTGCGGGCTGCCGGACAGTGCTCGGGCCGCTGCCTCTTCGAGCGACTGCAACTTCAACGTCAGGGCGTCTACCTTCGCAGTCGCCTGCGTGGTGTCGACGTCGATCGGCACCTTCTTCGCGAGCCGCTGCGTCGCCGTCTCAAGGTCCGCTTGCGCTTTCGCGAAGTCGGCGTCGGCCGCGCTGATGATCTCGGCGCGAGCCTGCTTCCGCGGAATCTTCCTCTCGGCGGCTCGTGCGTCAACTTGTTCGCTGATGTCACCGCGAACTCCGGTCCTTCGGGCGAAGGCTGCGTTGGCCCGCTCGACAGCGGCGAACTGTTGCTGAGTCAACGCAGCGATCTGCGCCGTCATTCCGCCCGCCGGAAGGTTCGCGGCCTTGTCGGCCAGAGCCTGCGCCTTCGCCAGTTGCGCGGCGAACTGCGGGTTGGCGAATGCGAGTTCGCGGCCGGTCTTGGTGCCGGCGGCCATCCCCCGGGCCTCGCCGATCTGCTTCATCAGGACAAGTAGTTCCCTTGCCTGCCTCGCTGCCGACGAAAAGATCGTGTCAGTGCCGGGGCGGTCCAGCGAGAGCCGCACTCGTTCCGCAGCGGCCTGCGCCTTGATGAGAGCGGGCGCGACACTCTGCTGCATCTCTAGGCCGAACGAGGCGGCGAGCGATGCGGCTTGATTCAGCGGGGCGGCGATCTTCTCGGCCGCCATCGCCGTCTTCCGCATCTTCTGCTCGGCGGCATCGAAACTGGCCTGCCCGACGACGTCGATGGCGACTTTGATCTGGTCGAGAGACTGAAACTTCTCAAACTTGGCGAGAACCTCCAACTCTTTTTGCAGAAGTAGGTCGAGGTTGCCTCGCATCTCCTGAAGGCCGCCGAGATTGGCGACTAGGTTGATGTCCTTCGACGTGATGCTGCCGATGGCCTTCCGCATCTCCTCGATGCTGCGGAAGCCGGAGCCCGTGACGTCGAGGTTGATCCTCTGCCGAGAGAGCGATGCCAGCCGGGACCGTAGGCCATCGACGTCCCTGATGGCGCCCTCGAAGCCCTTGAAGGACAACTTCATCGTCGAGGCGGCGTACATCGCCCGCTCCATCTTCTGGAGCGGCGTGTAGATGCCGTCGAACGCCTTGGCTGCCCCTGACGAGGCCGACCTGAGATCGCGTTCAACGCCACGAGCGAAGGTGGAGACGGCCTGCGCGGAGGCGTCTAGTTTCGGCTTGACGTCCGAGTTGTTGACTGAGACGACCGCCGAGATTTTGCCGAGATAGCCTGCCATTACAGTCCACCCAGTTTCTTGAACTCAGCGACCATTTCCTTCTCTGTTTGCGACGGCCGCCGTACGATCGGCATGAACGCAGACTCTTCAGGAATGTCCTTCGTCTTGTAGTTGCCCGACGACGCCATCACGATCCGGCAAAGCCTCGCGGTCTGCTGCCAGTGATCAGGGAGCGGCCACCGCTGGTCGTAGGCGTACCACTCGCTGAGTTCCTCGCTGTCAACCTCCCGCAGGAGTTGCCCGACAGTCTTCCCGAGTGCGAGCGCTAGGCGGAAATAGAACCGTCGCTCGGGACGACGGTCGAATCGTTTCCCAGTTCTTCGACCGCCTCGTTCGTGAAGGCGTTAAGCGACCACGCCTTATCGAACAGCCGGTTGATCACGAGGCTCGACTTCTTGCCGAGTTCCTCGACCTCGGCGTCGGTGAACAGCCGGCCACCGTTTTCGTCGCTGAGAGTGAGGACGAGGAAGCGGCTACGGAAGTTCTTCATCCGCTGCTCCGAATACCCCTCCTCGAATCGGTCGCGGTCGACGCCGCTGATCGTCTTGATGTAGACGTCTCCGCCCCACTCGGGGACCGTCACCTTCTCCAACTTGTAGTCGCCTGCCGCCAGAATCGCTGCCTTATTGAGAGCCATTAAAACCCCTATAAAAACTAGACTTGCGTGACGGAGCACGCCTTGTTCGAGGACGTTCCCGCCGCCGGGACGCGGGGGGCGTTCTCGATCGTCATATAGACATTCCCGGCGATGATCGTCTCGGCCACCGACGTCACTCCGCCGGCGGTGGCGATGAATGACGCGGTGTAGGTGTAATTTCGTGGGCTGCCGCCTACTTCGTACTCCTTCGTTGCGGAATTGAACGTCGTTCCGAACGGGACTATGAACGTGGCTGCCGTCGTCGCTAACGAGTAGGTTCCGTTGATGGTCACGGACGTCGCTGCGGCGGTCGTCGAGCCGGTCACGTTAAGAGGTGCCGTCGCCGTAACAGTCCCACCGCTCGCCGAGATCAGCGGCTGCCCCGGCGAATAGTTAACGCCGTTAATCACGGCCGCTGACTTGAAAACCGGCTGGGCCAGCATCCTGACGGCCGATACCGCATAGGTCGGTGCGCTGCACATAACCGCGGTGACGGTCACGTTTGCCGCAGCCGAAATCGTGATGTCGTAGTTTTCGCGGCCCATTATCCGGGGTAGTAATCAGTCATCAGAAACCGCATTGAACCGCGAACAACGTCGCCGACGGAGGCTGACTCTGACCCTGACTCCAAGATCACCTGCCTAGTGACGGAGAAGCCCGGCGAGTTGAAAGACAACTGCCCGATGCCTCTGATCATGCCTGTTACGGGAGCGGACGACGCGGACTTGATGAAGTCGATGCTGACCGAGCCGCCCTTAATCGAGCCCGTTGGGACCAGAATCGACCGCTCCGTCGAGTCGTACAGCCCCGTCACGTCGACTACCTCTGCTTGAGGCAACTCGACCGTGGCCTTCGTCACGCCGCCCGAGTACGCGCCCCGGTTGCTGTTGAAACTAAACGTGGCGCCTTGGCCTGTTACAGCCATGGGTCAGTCACTTACCGGGAGAACTGAATCGTCGCCTGCGACTTGATGATGTCGTTGACGGCGAAGGTCGTGCTGGACGAGACGACGGTCGCGCCGAGTCCGCTCACGCCGGGGGCAGAGAATGTACCCGTCGCGCCGGCCCGAGGACCGTAGCCCATGAACTCCAGCGTCGCCTCGGCGGCGTCCTTGAGCGGAGAGTTCTGGTACTTGCGCTGCGTGTCGGTCAGCGTCGTGACGTCCAACTGCTCGGTGGACTCGGCGACGGAGACGCTCGCGCAGGCGTAGACGGTTCCGCCGAACGTGATCCCCGTAGATGAAAGAGCGGCAGGCACTGTTGGCTACTCCTGTGTCGTGGCGTGGGGGCTAGGGTCAGTTGGATGCGCGGACTGTCGTGGTGTAGGCAATCACTTCGCCGACCCGGTAGGCAACGTCAGACGACATCACGGTCGAGCCGGTGAACGAGATGCTGCCGCACGAGAAGGAACCCGACGCGCCGATCGTCAGTGCGCCGCCGAGGTGATTTACCGTGATATCCGCAGCATCCTTCAGGCCGGCGATGTACGTCTTGTACCCGCCGCTGGAGATACTCAGGTCCGACGTCTCGACGGTTGGAGCGCTCTCGTTGATCGAAACCTGAGTCACGTTGGCGACGGTCGCTCCAGCAACCGTGCAACTGATGCCCTGAGAAACGGTGTAAGACATTGTCAGCCCTCGGATTCACTCCATCGAATCTGATACAGTTGACGCACTTCGTAGGCCGGCGGGAGTTGCGCTCCCACGGCCGCCGGATCGAGGTAGTCGTCCGTCTCGGAGACAAGCCTCATATCATGTATTGTACAGCCGGCCGCCGTGCCGATTCGGCCATCCAGCGCAAGCCGAACCTCGTCGGCGAGTTCCCGGGCCTCGTCGTAGTTCTTCCCCCACGTCGCGATCTGAAGGTTCACCAGCGGCAGGAAAATCGGACCGGCCAGAGTGTGGTCGCGAGTGATGTTCGCTCGCCGATAAACACAGAACGGCATCGTCGCCGCCTTCGGGACAGCGACGGCGTAGACCTGAAAGCCAGCGACTCTCGCGACCCGCGGGGTCGTCACGAGCCGTAGCCAGATGTGCTTCTCCGGAGAGATGATCATTGGCCGAGTAGACCCCCGATTTTGCTGCGGATGCCGTTGATTAGCGTATTGAGCGCCTCGGGGCCGCTCTCCTTGATGGCTGATTCCATGGCGTGCTTCGCGGGCATCGCACCGTAGGTTTCTCCCGGGCTCAGGGTAACGGGGTGCTGCCTGCCATTTGTCGAGCCGAAGTCGTGGGGGTAGCCCTTGCCGGCCCCCGCCTGCCTCGTCGGCTCGTTGTAGGACGACATGAGGTAGTAGTACCCCTTCGACATCCTTGCGAACTGATCGTTGTTGAAGGAGCCTGCCCGCCGCATCCGACGGTTGATCATCTGGTGGACGTTCAGGTAGGTTCGGCGTCCCTTGGTGCCGGGTCGGCGGCGGTCGGTGCCGAATTCGACCAGCCACGCCGCGTTCCCCGACTCTGCGCCTTCTTTGCTTCCCGACCGCCCTGACTGCCACGGCCCGACGATCGCGACGACAGCGTTATCCTGCTTGTAGAACTTCTTCCTGATTCTGACCGACTTCCTCAAGTTCCCGGTGACGTTGCCGACTTTGGACCGATATCGGTCGCCGATGACGCGGGCTGCCTTCTGGACGGTATCGCCCAGAAGGGCGTCCGCGTCGGCGCCCATGCTCTCGGCCAGACTCCTGAGTTCCTCGGCAACCTCGCGGGCTCCAGCCGTCTGGACGGTGACGAAGCCCTCGGCCAACTGCTTGCCGGTCTGGCCGCCGAACGAGCGAGGCGATCCCTGCCCCTGAGTAATCATGGGTCTTCCCTCGCCAGAATCTCGTAGACCGTCCTCGTCTCTCGTTCCAATATGCTGGTAATCTCCAGCCTACGTCCGCGCCACACGAGCCGGTGCTGGTGCGTCAGTCCCGGGTACGCTCGGATGAAGATTCGGTGCGTCACGAGGACGCCGGACTGCTGCGCGGAGAAATAATCCCTCGCGCTGACTCCTGCGACGCTGGCCCACACCTCCCCGGCGTCCTGCCATTCGACGGTCGCCTCCCCAAAGGGGTTCTGTTGGTCTACCGGAGCCTGAATCGTAACCCTCTCGCGCATCAGGCCAATCTTCATGGTCAGCCAACCCAGATCGCGGTGTAGGATGAGGTCCCCGCTACGGCGACGACCGTGATCGTTGCCGTGGTTGGCAGCACGGCAACCCTGCCTGCCGGAACGTCAATCGCGCCCGCAAGCCGCAAGACCCCAGCGCCGGTGTTCTTGACCGCCAGAGTCGACAGCGGCCCGCTGCCGACGATGCTTACTGCGGAAGTCGCCACGGTTCCAGAGATCGTGGACGCCGTGGTGACGGTGGAGATCGTGTGCTCCGACAGGGAGCCGACCTGAAAGACCGTGTCCGTCGAGTCGTGGTAGATGACGTCGGTGTCGACGCGAGCGCGAATGGTCATCTGTAGTTCACCCCGAGGCCGCTGGCGGCAAGAAGAGTGTCGAACGTGTATGGAACTGAGTTGACGCCGCCGACAACTGCCGGCTGCCTTGACTCGAAGAGGTGGGCCACGAGCATGAGAATCAAGTGCTTTGCGACGGGGGGGCAAGCAGAGCCGTCGGCTCCGTATCCGGCGGTGTACCGGACTGTGACGCTGTTCTCGTCGCCGCGTGTCGGCGGCCACGAGCGAGCCCAGAGCGGGTAGATGCGGCCCGGAATGACGCTGGTGTCGACCTGAAAGTCGCCGTTCGTGCTGGTCAGCGTGCCGTAGGTGCCGTCGCCGTAGCGGTGGGTGACAGTGACGGTCCCCGAGGCCATCGGAGCCCTCGGCAGGACGATCGCCCAGATGGGAAACAGGTCGTACCTCGTCTCCCAGACGGTCGTGATCAGCGTGATGTCGAGCGTGTCCTCGACATACTGCCGCGCTACCGTGATCAGGCTCTGGACGTAGTCATTCTCGGCATCTGTGTCGATCCGGCACTGAGCCTTTGCCTGCGCGAGGGTGACCGGCTCGACGGCCGGCGGCGTGATTCGCACGAGGCTTCGGTACGGCGTGATCGACGACGTCGGCGACTGCGGCGTGCCGAAGATGATCGTGTCCATGGCATTCCCTTGCTGCTACTTGCGAGGCTTCTTCCCTGCCCGAGGCGACGCCTCGGCCCGCTCGACGTCCGGCTCATCCACACCCCTCTCGACCGCCGGCTCCTTGACCTCTTCGATCAAACCGCGGGCAATCAGAATCTCGCACATCCCGTCGGGCCACTCATCGAAGACCTGCCCCGGCTCGTAATCTCGGAAGCCCATGAGGACGCGGATTCTCATACCACTTGCCCCCACGCCTTATCCGGCGCCTTCTGGCCGCTGTTCCAATACTCCGTCGAGTGCTGTTGAATCTTGTTGCCCTGAACTTCTAGGCTGGGCCACGTCACCATCAGTTCGCAGTGGCCGACGCTGACGCCGGTTGCGATCCCGAGGGTGTTCCCGGCAGCGTTCCACTTGTGCCAGAAAGCCACGTCTTCATCGACGTGTCCCCCCGTGAATTCGCCGTCTCCGTTCGGCGTGGCCTCGAACCAAGGCTTCGGCATCTTCTTCAGGGCCGATGTCCGCAGGAACGTCAGGCCGAAGTGCGCTGTGCCGACCAGTTGAACGGCCTTCTCGAACCACTTGCCGTCCACTTGACACTTCTGGTCAGGCGAGACGCCGGGCATCGAGAACATGACCGAGTCGCTCTCCCGCTTGACCTGAAGCGGCGCGATTGCGTCCACGCCGCTGGAGAACATCAAAACGAGCAACGCCTCGACGGTCTTGGCGTTGAAGACTGTGTCATAATCTATGACTAGGATTGCATCGTGCGTGTCGATGACGCTGTTCATTCCCCGCGCCAAACATTGTGACCAGTAGGCTCCGGTCACCTTTATCGGGGAGATGCCATGCGGCGTCAGCGCAGCCGACACGCACAGGAGGTTGTCGGTGAACGCCAGCCGCGGGGTCGACATGACCGCCGCGACTTTGACGTCCGTCTCAACGCTGCCGACACGCAATTTCACGGTTCGCTCCTAGTAGGAGCGGGCGCGCTTCCTTGCGCCTTCACCGGCCGGTCACTGGCCGTCCCGCTGTTATCGGGATCAGCCCTTGACCCAGCCGATGCAGCCGGCCTCGGACGCGCTCGCCGGGGCGTTTTCGCCACGGGAGAGCCGCCCCTCGATCGCCACGGCAATCGCCGAGGAGGTCGACGGGCAGGCCGACACCTTCAGGTAGCGCTTCCGCACCCGAGTGTCGACGTCCAACTTCACGACAGCGACGCTGTTCGTGTCCGACACGGTCGGGATCGTGAAATCCGTTCCGCCGACGAACCCGCTGACATTCGAGTAGGACGAGTTGTCGTCCGACTCCTCGACCTTCAGCGTCGAGGCGAAGGCCGTCGCGGCGTTCGCCGCACGGGCCACCGTCACCGAGGCGTAGTCCCACGACAGCGTGTCGATCACGAGGGTCGTGGTGTTCGTGGTAGCCGCGGCGGGGACGGCGGCAACCACCTTGCTCATCTGGGAAGCGATCATGGGGCTCTGGGCTCCTTGGTTGGTTCAGGTCGTGGTTCAGGACGCGGCGGTCTTCAGGGCGATCACCGGCCCAGCGACGCTGTTGTCGCCAAGCGAGTGGTGGACGATGTCGAACCGCATCGTTCCCTGAAGGAGCAACTGGTCCGTCGTGGCGTAGACTTGGTCGTACATCCGCACCGAGAAGTCCCGGCGACGGGCGTAGATCGAGGACAGGCCGAGGTTCGCGAAGAGAACCTTGACCTTGCCGGTGTCGGCCCCGAGGGTCGAGTCCATGACATGGACGAGGTTTACGGGGAATCCGAGGAACGTCTCGTTCGCACCGCCACCAACCGTCTCGACGGTGTTGCCGCCGGCCGCGTAGCGGAGGCGAGCCATCGACGAGGCGAAGCCGGTCGGGCTGATGTACCACTGAGCGCCACTGCGGGCGTAAAGCGGCATCTTGCCGATGACGTTGACGAAGTCGGCCACGGTCAGCGTCTCGAAGCCGGTTCGGCCGGAGCCCGAGGTCACGACGCTCGCGGCGTGCGTGCCGTCGTTGACGCGGTTGACCGCACCCTGAATGCCGCCGTAGGTGCTGGTGCCGTCTCCGACCCAGCCGCAGAGGTCGATCTTGTAGGCCAGCGAGGTCGCGAACTCGGTGGCGACTGCGTCGGCCAGCGAGATCAGGGCGTCCTCGACGACTTCCGTCGACATCCGGGTGCCGACCGCCAACTTCTTGGCGATCAGTTGCACGTTCGCGTAAGACGGCTCAGATTCCTGCACCGCAGTTCCCTCGCCCACGAAATAGGCGGTGGTTCCCGTGACCCGCTTCGGGATGATCATCGTGTCGCGAGTCATCGTCACCTTCTCGACGCTCGACGCGGCGAAGGTGCCGTAGTTCTCGACCAGACGAATCACGCGGGCAGCGAACTCCTCGGGGACGAGCACGCCGCCGGCCGAGTTGCTGTTCTCGCCGAGGGCGCGGTTCTCGACGCCGTGATCCTTGCACCACCGGATGTCGTCCGCGTTCTTGAACACCGCCGCCCGCAGCCACCGACCGCAGCGGTACGCGCTCTCGACCGCCTCGGGCGAGTCGTTGAACGCCGACAACTGCGTGTGATGCGGGGCGATCCCGCGGATTTCGGTCTTCTTCGGCTCCTCGCGGACCTCGGCCACGGGGGCCGGGGCCGGTGCCGGAGCGGCCTTCTCGACGACGGCGCGGAGTTCGGCTTCCTTAGCCGCGATCCGCTCCTCGAATTCGAGGTCGGTCTTCACCTGATCGGCCTGAGCCGACAGGGAGAGCAGTTCCTTGGTCTGGTCGGCGCTGCGATCCTCGATCGCAGCCAGTTCGGCCATGCGAGCCGAGATGCCGGCCGCCCGCTCCTGAAGACGCTTGAGATTCGATGCCATGTCGGCCTTGCTCCTGTTGAAGCCGGCCGACGCGAATAGGCGGCGGCCGGCGGGTGTGTGGTTCCCGCTAGCGCGCCGCGGCGTGATCTCACGTCGCTCGCACTGCCCTACGCGACATCCATCGCGTAGCACTGTGTCTCTACTTGTAGATTAGCGTACCGCGCTGCTGCTCTGCAAACGAGTGCGGAGCAGGACCGCGTTCAGTTCGGCCAACTTGACCTTGGCAGCCAGTGCATCGTCGTGCGGTTCGCTCTCCGCCGTAGCAACCCCCGCGTCCTCCTCGGGGGTTGCGCCCTGCGTCGACTCCTCGACGACGGCTGCCTCAGATCGCTTCGACTCTTCGCTCATCTTTTCCTCTGGGATGACCCACAACTTGCAGATTCCATCCTCCGAGATGCTTCCCTGCACCACCTCGCACGCGCCGGCCTCAAAGAAAACGCAGTTGCTGCACTTCATGCCGCGTTCGGCGAAGGGGCTGATTTCGATATAGTGGGCTCCGGCCGGGCCTTCCTGCGGCCACGGGCCATGCTCGTCCACGACGCCTTCGAGCGACTCGACGTAGGCAAGGTTCGCGGGCGAGAGCGTGCCGTACTCTTCCTCGACCTCCGCAGCGTCCTTGCCGAGAACGTCGCGTTGCTCGCCGCGCTCCATCTGAGCGACCTTCGCAGCGGACCACCTCGCCCCCGGCGCGCCGGCCCAGAGCAAGAAGGCAACAAACCCGGGCGTCTCCTCACCGGGCTTGTCCCAGCCGGGCTTCTTGTCGACCTTGTGGCGGGCGTGCCACGCCCGCATCTTGACGACCTTCTCTTTCGTGAGCGACTCGCGAGCCGCGATCTTCCTCGCCCACGAGATCGTCGCCGGCACGAGGCCGTCGCCGCCACGGCCATCTTCGTACAGTTTCAGGCCACGCCGGCAGGCCGCAGCCATTCCCGCCGTCGGCTTGAGGCTGACGTCGCCCTCGGCCCGGTGGTCGGCCTCCTCGTCACTGGCTTCGCCGCTGATCGAAGCGACTGAGATCGCAGCCGGCTCGTCCTGCGCTGCCGTACGACGCTCGACCCACTTCTGGCCGCTCTCGCCGCCGGCCAGAAGCCACTCGGCATGAGCCGGCGAGCCGGTCCAATCGGCGGCGCGGGCCGCCGCAGCACGCTGATGCACCTCAGAAAGGTAGGACACCTCCTCGACGGAGACGACTTCGCGGTTCACCAGACGCTCCGCGATCATTAGGAGCCTCTGGTCGACGTCATCCCGCTTTTCTGCGACTCGAAGACCTCGGCGGGCCGCGTTCGCCATAGTCTGATTCGGCCGGAAGTTCTCGCCGAGCGCCATTTCGATGGCTCTGCGGCTCACGACGACGCTCGATGCGTCATAGGCTGGCCTCACGACCGGGCCGACGTCCTCCAAGAGGCCGACGGAGCGGATTTCTCGACGCTTCATGCCCCGATCGTCGGTCGACCACACGTCTCCGCCGTTCTTTCGCACCGCGAAGGCGAAGGAGGACCCAGTGACGAGTCCCTCTTTGACCATAATTGCGACATCTTCGGCGTCTCGCGTCGCCGGGAGCGACATTTCGTACCGAAGTCCGCGAGGATCGACCGACAACTTGAGCGATCCGTTGCTCGAACGGGCGAGCAACTTGTTTTTGTCGTGGTTGTAGAGCCCGAGAACGTCTGGATTGGACGAAAGGACGTCATCGAAGGCCCGAGGATGGACGGTTTCGATAAATCCACCCAGATTCCGGCTCTCCGAGTTGAAGACGCTCGCGTATCCGACGATTGTCGGCCGCTTTTCTCCGTCTCCAGCGTCACGGAACTCGATTGAGGCGTCGGAAAACGTCGTCCGTCGCTCGATTTCATGGGTCGCCATCGTCACACCTGATCTGCGAGGTAGTTGTCCAGCCCGATCTGCTCCAAAACCTTCTGCGCCGCCTCGATTGCGGCGATTGAGGCGTCACTCCCCGCAAGATTTGCGGCGAAAACCTGCGCGGAAACCTCGTCCCCGACGCGGCGGCAGGCCAGAACGGCCGCCCGCTCTGCATTCGCCGTCGCCGTTTCGAGGTCGTAGTTGCTGGCGAGGATTCCCTCGAAGTCATGCCGAGGCCACGAGGGCTGGTCGTGCTCGTACTTCGGCTGAACGTCGTAGTATTCGAGCCGCTTGAGCAACGCATCGAGGTGCTCGCGCTCTTCCGCGGCGTCCGCGGCGTACTTCGCGGCCAGTTTCGAGTAGCCCCAGCGGCCGAAATGGGCCGCGAGCGTCTGGTAGTGCTCGACGGCGGTCAGGTGCAGGCTCACGCCCAGTTGCAGCGAGGCCACAACGCCGCCGATGGCAATGGGCTGCCCGATTGGTTCAAGTGGCATCGGCGTCGAAGTGCTGCTCGCACCACGTCTCCATCACGGTTTCGTACTTCTTCCCGCTTCGATGACATCCCAAAAGGATGGATTTTGAGCGGTCTATCCACGATACCACGAATTCGTCAATGTCGCGGCCAGTTGCATTTGCTGCGTCGCGTAGTTCGGCTCGCATACGCTCGCCGATCTGGACGAACCATGCGGCGAGTTTGTCTGGCTTGTTGCGGCGCTCGATGACGCCGGCGGCCTCGACGGCGGCGAGGCGTCGCACGTTGGTTCGGAAGATGACCTCGTGAGTATCGTGGCTACGCTGCCCGGCTTCTTGGCCGTCTTCTTCGGCGTCGGCAGGCTCCGGTTCCGGCGGCCCGTCAGGCTCTGGCGGGGCTTGTTCCGGCGCGGGCTTCTGTCCGGTCGGATTCTGCGCCGTGAACGCTTCGAGTAACTGCATATTGACCTGAACGAACCGCTTCTTGCCGAGGCCGTTCGGCAGCGGGTTGTACCCGATAGCAGCGCGATACTCGTCAACGTCGATGGCTCCGTTGTTGAACGCCTCGCGGAGAAACTGAGCCCTCGCCTGATAGTCGCCGGCGAGGAGAGCGTTGGTGTCGAAGTGGACGAAGTAGTTCTTGTCGTCCACCACGAGGTCGCGGCGGCAGGCCATTTCCCACCGGCGGCACCATGGAATCAGCGAGAACGTCACAAAGTCGATGGCCGATTGCTCGGCAGTCGAGAAGCGGACGTTGCTGAAGTCCCCCACTAAATGGGGGGGTACGCGATAGGCACGAATCACATCCTCCAACTGGTATCGCCGGGTGGCGATCAGTTCGGCAGCCTGATTGTCTATCGGGTCGTTCTTCTTGTGGAAGCCGTAGGGCATGACCACGGTCTTGAACGCCTTCTGCGGGCCGCGGTGAGCCTCGTCCCATTGCTGCTTGAACCGCTGGATTGCCTCGGGCTTATGAGGCTGGTCAGTCTCGATGTAGGTGCCGGTCGTCGCGCCGTTGCCGAAGAACGCCGACGAATGCAGTTCCGTCGCCCGCGCGAGCCCTATCGCATCCCGCGATAACGTCGTTGGGACAAATCCCGTGACGCCGTCGGAACTGAGCCACCTGAGATGAAAAATCTCGTCCTGACGGTACTCGGTGACTCGCACTTCCGGCCTGATTGGCGTCGTCGGCTCGGTGTAGTAGTAGCGGAGTTTGCCGTTGGCGAGACGCTTGACCTCCATTCGAGACGGATGGAGCGGAATGAGTTCCTCGACCGCGCCGCGGGGGCCGGACTTGATGTACGAGTAAGCGTTACCCCAGAGCAGGAGCCAAGACTGCATCAGTTCCCGATACTCGAACCCCGTCATCCACGAGTTTGGTTGGTAGAACAGCACCTCGTGCAGGTGCTGGTCATCTGCAATTTCCTTGCCTCCGCCCGGCAGGCGGCGATAGACGCCCATAGGGAGGCTGGCAATTGACTCCGAGAGAACCCTGACGCAAGCCAATACGGCGCTGCATTCAAGGGCCGTCTCGGGGCTAATGGTCACGCCGGCGATAGTCTTCCGGGTGTTGACGATCTCCTCGAAAATGCGGGAGAGGTTGCTCCGCATCTCGATCAGGTCGGCGACTTCTTCGTCTTCTTTGACCGGCATAATGTGGCGGCGTGGGGGTTAGAAAACGATCAACTGGGGCTCTTCCTCGGGCGGCCGGGCTTCGCCGGAGGCAAGGCCGAGGGCCATGACGCAGGCGACGGGGGCGTCGATGCGGGCCGTGCTATGAGAGTGGGCCTTCGTGGGTTTCAGGTTGCCTGCGTCATCGCTCCTGCACTGAAGATTTGACATCTGGTAAGTCAGTGCCGGATTTCCGCCATGCCTCAGTTTCTGACCCAAAACCAGCGTGGAAAGCAACTTAGTAGGCGCGCTCATGGAGGCGTACCCCTGTCCGTACGGCCGGACTGTTACGCCCTCTGCCGACAACTGAGTCGTTATGTGCGTGGCATTCCATCTGTCTATTGCCACGCCACGAACGGCGTTTCTCTCGCAGAACGAGAGGACGAAGTTCCTGACGACGTCGTAGTCGACAATATCTCCTTCACTGATTGTACAAAAACCGTCCTTGGCCCATTGGCGGTAGGGGGCCTCGTCGCTGTCAGCCTTCGCCTCGGGGATGAACAGGTGAGCCATGACGTCGAACGTGCCGTCGTGGTTACCGTCAGCGTCCACGCCCGGCCAGACGGCCACGAACGCCGTCGTGTCCTGCGTGCTCGACAGGTCGAGGCCGCAGTAGCAGGGGAGATTCGAGGTGTCGCGGAGCGGGGCGTCGCACTTCTCGAACTGGCCTGTTCTGAAGAAACGATTCGCCCCGTTGCTCACCCACTGGTTCAAGTAGAGAGTCTTGAACTTGATCTCTTGCGCGACGCTCTCGCGGGCAAGCGCGGCCTCACGCTGAAGGAACTCTTTGCGGACGGTGATGTTGTAGTTCGGGTTCGCCTTGGCCCAAGTGGACTCCTCGAAGATGTCGTCGTCATCGTCAGCCGCGTGAATGCAGGGCAGGAAGGTCGCGTCGGCGAGGAGCCCCTGTTGAACCTTCATCGCCCTCTGCCACTCCTCGTAGCAGGGGCCGACTCGGTCCATGCCGGCCGTGGTGACGTAGATGACGAGCGGCTCGGCTCGCGCGCCCATGCCTGATTCGAGGACATCGACCAGATCGCGGTTCTTTTGGACGTGGTATTCGTCCACGACGACAAGACTCGGGTTGAAGCCGTGCTTGCCCTTATGCTCGCTTGAGAGGAACTGAATCGTCGACTTCTTGTGCGGGACGACGATCGAGCCCTTGTAGATTTTGCACCGCTTGAGGAGCCCGGGGCAGGACTCGATGTACCGCGAACACGCCGTGAACAGGAGGCTGGCCTGCTTGCGGTCGCCGGCGGCGATGAGAATCTGGCCGCCGTCGGCCCCGAAGAATGCTTCGTAGGCGCCGATGACGGCGCACATCGCCGTTTTCCCGTTTTTTCTCGGTATGGCGAGCAGGGATCGCTGGTACTGACGAAGTCCGTCCGGCCGCTTGGTATTGAAGAGGCGGTCGAGGTACTCGTCCTGCCAGCGCTGCGGCACGAACGGCTGCCCCGTAAACGGAGCCTCGGTGTGCCTCAGAAGCCGCGCGAAGGCGCGGATGTCAACCTGCGGCGACGTCGCCAAAGAGAGCGTCCACGGGGTCGGCGACGACCTTCACCGCGCCGTAGCCGAGGCGGGTGCGGTCGGCTGGAGTGAGTCCCAGCACCGTTTCGAGGTGCCTGAGTTGCTCGCCGCATTCCCTTGCTTGAGTCGTGACGGCCGTCGCCCGCGAGAAACGCAGGCTGCCGTCGGGAGCCGTGACCTCGACGTAGGCGAGGTCGATGTTCTGGAGTTGCTGCGCGGCGAACTCCCACATGACGTAGACGACGCAGTAGCGGATCAGGACGTGCTCGTCCGTCTCGGCGAGCGTCCCCATCTTCGTCAGCCACTCGACGAGCCGCTGGAAGATGACCTTCGCCCGAGGCTTTAGCCACTCCGGGGGCTGCATCGCCGCCGGCGCAGTCCCCAACTCCTCGCGCCCCTTGGCGTGCTTTGAACCCGTGAGTTCGAGGATGTGTTTCGGTTTCGGGGGGCGACCTCTCATGCAATACAGCATGACGAAAAGGCAGCCGGCGTGCTGGGAGTGCAGCGCCGAACGCGCGCGCGCGCGTTCCTATCGCGCCCGCGCGCTAGGAACCCCCAAGAAAGCCCCGTGGAACGGGGCTGATGCACCTGCTAGGTGCATCAGAGGTCACCGGAGACGACCCGGCGAACAGCCGGGGCGGTAAAAAGGTGGTTTTCGTCCTCATGCACAGGACCGTGGACATGCGGTCTGCCTTTCAGCCGCTGTGCGCCCGTACACCCCCCCTCCGGGTGATGTACGGGCGCCCCCCGTCTCGACCCGGGGACGGGCCGGGGCCGACGGCTGGACGGCTGGACGGTGGCCGAACGTCTCGACCCGGGGACGGGCCGGGGCCGACGGCTGGAAATTTGACCAATTCGCCGCAAATAACGGGCGGAAAACCCCTAGACTTGTGGAAAACCCGGGCCGGTTTTTTGCGTTTCCAAAGTGTCCATTCGGGGTCGCCGAAATTTTTTTCGCGATTTTCCCAGCCGTTCCTGACGATGCTATTGACGGCCGACAACCAATAGACTACATTTCATCAGACGCGGCGGAAACCGCGTCCCCCGAAAGGATTGAAACAATGGACGTTGAAAAATGCCTTGCCGAGTTTCTCGCCGCGATTGAATCCGGCGACTATTCCGCCGCTGCCGAGCACGGCGCAGCCGTTGCCGAATGGGTGGAAAACGGCGGGTACCCGCCGAGCGCTATTGCCGACATTGCCGCCGATTTGTCGACGGAAAGGGATTCCGTTTTCCCTTTCGCGGCGGATTCTTTCGACGATTCTTTTTCAATGGAATTCCGGCTTTTCGTCCGGCCGGAAGGAACTACGGAATTGTGCTGCGGCCCTTCCGACTACGACGTCGACCACCGCGGATTTTGCGGCGCCGGAAGTGTCGGCCCGGGGGATGATTCCGCCGCCGTACTCGCCGCCGTACTCGCCGCGTTTTCCGATTGTGTCGACACAATCGCGCAGCAAATCTAACCGCCCGAATTACGCTCCACGCCACTACAAACCCGGAAAGGTATCACAATGGAAAACCGCAAAATTACCGTCGACGATGCAATCGGATTTGAAATTGAATCCCTGCGCGACGCTATCGGCAACTGTCTGGAATTGAACGATGAATTCGTCGGCCGATACTGCGGCGAGAATGTCGCCGCGCAACTCCGCCGGATTCCGGAATCCGAGAGGGAAGGTCTACTCGCCGCGCATATCGGGGACGGGCGCGCCGTCGGCGGTTTTTATTCGTTGGGGGATTCGTCGATCGTGCTGCCCGTCGGCGAGATTGAATACCAATTCGACGGCGCCGCGGCCGACACTTTCGCCGATTTGAACGATTGGACGATATCGGGGGACCTAGCCTACGCGACGTTGGACGCGGCCGAGTTCCCGATCGACGTCGACGCGCTCGAACGGGATATCGACGAATTTCTGTCGGGAGATTGTCCCGACGAATTCGTCCGCGCCTACCTTGAATGCGCATTGTGGTCCAGTGTCGATATCGACACCGGCGCGCCGCTGGACGATCGGCACGGGGTCGACGATTTGGCGCCGGAAGCCCGCCGCGCGGCGGAGACGGAATGCGCCGATTTTTGGCGCCGGCACGGTTGGATTCTGGCGCGCGATGCATCCCGCGCAGGGCATGATTTTTGGCTAACACGGAATCACCATGGCGCGGGATTTTGGGACGGACACTGGCGGGAATCTTTCGACGATCGCGCGATCGAAAAACGGCTGACGGATGCGGCGCACGAATTCGGTAGTGTCGATTTGTACGTTGGCGACGATGGAAAAATTTACGGCTGACGGTTGCCGAACGTCTCGACCCGGGAACGGGCCGGGGCTGACGGCTGGACGATGGCCGAACGTCTCGACCCGGGAACGGGCCGGGGCTGACGGCTGGACGGTGGCCGAACGTCTCGACCCGGGAACGGGCCGGGGCCGACGGCTGGACGGTTGCCGAACGTCTCGACCCGGGAACGGGCCGGGGCCGACGGCTGGACGATGGCCGAA